TAAAGTATCTAGTAACTTACCATGACCAATAGTAGGTGGATTCATTCTACCAAAGGTAAAATAAACTACATTTTCTTCTTCAACAAGAAACTGACTAAAACGATTTATCATATTACCCGCGTTTTCTACCTAATTCTGTTTGACGTATTTTAGGAAGCATTTTTTTGGCCAATCTAGTTATTCTAGGGGCCATTTTATCTAAACGCTTTTCAATCTCTTGTTTCCGGGCCGGAGTAAGATCTGCCTTTGAAATACCCTTAGTAAGCTTTTTAGCTATCGCATTACGAGCAGCCTTACGAGATCTTTTAGCAAGAACCTTAGGGTTAGCAACTTTAGCTGCTGCCTTTTTACGGCCAACTGCTAACCTAGCCTGATACTTTTTCATTGATCTTGCTTTAGCTCTTCTCTGGGTCATAGTAAGAGCCTCATCAGTAGGTTCTACTGATTCACCGGTATTTCCGGTAGGCGAATATTGTTTACGTTTTTTAGCTGCTTGCTTAATCAGGTCATCTTCACCTGGCATGTAATCAACAGCCATAAAGTCTTTAAAATTTAAATTCTTTGCCATTTAGTTCCTCGTTGGCTTATCCCATCCCTTTAATATATCTGGTGAAAAATTATTGTATGAAAATTCCATACGATCAATAATTTTTACCGCATCACCACCAAGTTTATCAATTGCTACATAACCTTCTTCACCGGTTACTTTATAACCGTTACGAGTTTTAACGAAAGTATTGATTTTACTCAATTTATTAAGGTTATTTATAAGTTTTAATTTTGCTAAAACTATAACCTTTTGTAAATCAAACATATACTTTAGGCTATCTTTATTACCTTGTGAGAAAAAACTAAGTATTTCATTTAGTTTTTTCTGTTGTGCCGACTTACCCTTTTCACTTTTACGTTTATCTATTTCTTTCTGATACTTCTGACTAATCCACTTGATAAGTGCGGTGACATGTCTGTTGGTATCTCCAATGATTTGCCCTTGTCTGACATAGGAGTTATTGAATTGCTCCACAAGCCTGGCAAGCTCTGTATTGGATTCCAGTTGTCGTAGAGTTGATCCGGCGATTTTATTGAATATAAACCCAGCTTGCGAAAGATAGTCGCTAACAATTTCGGTATCCTTTTTGCTCATAGTAACATTAGTTAAGTCTCTTAGCATTGCATCTTGAGACCATACACTTTTAACTGATTTTAGTTTTGAAACATCAACACCGTAAGAAGCTTTCATAGATTCAAAAGTATTACCCTTATAGGTTGTATGCCAGACAATACCAATTTTTGCAGATTTAACTGCTTCAGCTCCAGCCGATTTACTTGGCAATGCATAAACAATAGTATTCGGATGAAATGTTACATAAGATTCACTTTTTATCTTTTTCGTCTTGACATCTCCAGGGCCAAATAAAAAGTCTCCTTGTATTACACCTTTAATCCCTAAGGCTGGAAGGTGCTTAAGAGCCAGCTTAAGTTTAACTGCAAGATCACCAGAAGTGTCAGCGTCCACGTCAGCATTAGACTTATATACCTTAGGATTTTTATTGAAAATTCCTTTCTTAGCAACAAAGAAATTACCATCGCGGGGATCAGTGCCAGCAAAGATGGCAGGTGCTCCGTCCCACTTAACACTGACAGATCCATCATGCACTCCTCTTAACATATCTCTCAATTCACGCAAAGCTAGAATAGCCTGCCTTGTACCCTTAACGCCGCCATAGATAACTTTATCCTCTATGTGCGTCATATGAGTATTTTTACTTTCTTTTATATATGATGTAAAGTTTTCCATTATTTTTAACCAATTTTTATTTTAGGTTTAATTGTCCCTTGAGTAATAACATCTAAGTGGACATCACTTAATTTTGGTTTACCGACCATTACTACTTCTCCTATTTGAGAAGCCGGTGTTTTATTGACCATTAAGATAAGAGGGTTTTTAGCAAGATAGCCATGTGCTGCTTTTACATAAGGTGCTTCTACGTCTTTTTTCCACATAGGTGCCAGCTCATTGTCGCTTAAAATAGCTTTTATCTGGCTACCTGACACCCCGGCCTTTTCAGTTGCCAGCTTTTTAATTTCAGGTTTCATGTCGCGTAATCTAAGACCAGCGGAAACCATTTTATCGATAGGAACAGTACCGCCTAATTTAAAGTTCTTAAAAAATCCTTGACTTATATCACCAGCCTTTACTTCGTAAGGTTTATTACCAATCACGATATCCGCGCCGGCAGATGCCCCACCACCTAGATGCGCGTCGTCTAATATAAAATATAGTGTAGCCTCTCCTGGACCAACGCCCTTTAGATTATAGCTGTGAAGAATTTTAAACTTATTTAAATTTTCTTTTTTTAGCATGCCTATAACATTGTTTAGCTTGCTAATGGTAGGTGTACCCTTTAAGGTTTTATCCAAGTCAAACTTAGGAAAGAAATGCATGCGAAACAAATATTGTATTTCAGCCTTATGCTTTAAATTAGTAAAATCATTAGGTGTTAAATTAAACGATGTTATCTTCTGAGCGCGTTTTAAAAAATCAGTATCTAAATCTGCTACACTAACCATAGACATCTCCTGTAATGTATAATAATTTTTAAAGCGCCGCATAGTAGCTCCTATTATTTTGGTACTATTTATACAATAAAAAAAGAGGCCTAAGCCTCTTTAATTAAATTACATGCGATCTATGTACAACTTATCCTTCTTTTTTACAACTTTATACTCATATTGGTTATAACCAGAGTCTATAAGATCTTGATTAAGATTGCTTACCCACTTTTCATATTCATCAACACGATCACCAGGTTCAAGAACCCCCAACAATGAGGGGTTCTTTTCATCATTTATAATTTTCATGCTGCTGTTGCAAACTCTACCGCCTTGTTAGCGGCGTTAATCTTACGCCCTTGATTGTAACCAAACCACTGGTTATTCAACCGACTCTCTGAGCTACGACCTTGAATGTGGTCAGTCATATATGTTACAGAGTTAAATGCCTGCCACCAAGTTCCTTGACCGAACTCTGCACCAGGCTGAGTCTCAAGATTAGAAGCTGCTAGTTGAGCTGTGCGTGAGAGGTCCTCAAACGCCGACACAGTACGCTGCTCACGGTGTGGGAATACTTCATTGTAATACTGCATTAAAGATTCAGTATTAAAGCGACGAGTTGACAAGAATTCTGCCATCTCTTTGTACTGAGCAAACTTTTCAGAAGCAAGGCCCATTTGCTCTTTAACCATATCAGCATCGAATGTAGAGCGATGGCCAACTTTTACAAAGTTTTTAGACTTTGAGTTTAGAGAAAATGTGAGCGTGTTATTGCATACAACACGAATGGGAGTAAAGCGAATATCAACAGCTTTACCATATTGGTGAGGATTGCTAAACAGTAAATAGGAGTCAACTTGGTCTTCGCCGAGAATAGTGAAAGACTCTTTGACTTTTGCGAGAGCGAATACATTTTTTCCATCCTTTAAAGATCCTGCTACATTCATTTCCATATCACCGGCCATTACGAAATCTGAAAAGAATTCGAAAGCTTGTGTATTTTGTACTGGATTCCAGTCGTCACCGACCATATCTAAAACTGAACCGTCAGAAGAACGAACCAAAGCTTTTTTACCAGGAATTTTTACACCTGATACTGTTTGTACTTCTTCTTTTTCGACTTCCCAATCAAGACCAGCTTTTTGCATCATCTGTTCGGGAGTCATGTCATTGCGTACTTCTACGCCAAGACCGTGCCAAGGTACATCGCCAACATACGCGAGTTGAGCTTGACCGTTAATCATTTCTACTTCGTGTGCCATAATATAATTCCTTCATTTCACCATTTGATATGTATATACTAACATATTACAAGCGGTTTGTACACAGTTAATTTAGCATTTAGCTAACTTTTTTTAGTTAATTTCCATCCGCCTATTTCAGTTTCTTCCCAGATAATTGTATCGCCCACAGATAAATCTAATTTATCCATAATTTCATCTGGGATCTCAAACCCTAGTTCGCCGTCACCAGTATCTACAATAGGCACATTCCAAATTTTATTCATTATATTTCCTTTTTTTTCATTTTGTTAGCACTAACATTTTATACATAGGTTTATTCAACATAGGAGTCTGCTACATGTGTTCACCTTTCGTGCGAAAAGAAGCTAATCGTTTAAACTGGCTAATAAAAGGTCATCTTATTAATATAAATGAAAGTGATAAGACAGTCGAAAGGATTTATAATAGCTACATAGAAAGATTATGGAACAACACCGAAAGAAACGAGTACGGACTAATTGGATTTGAGGCAGCCTATAAAAGGCGAGAAGCTGAAATTTATTCTTCTATGACATAGGTGGTATCAGTACCGCTTTGAGTAATTACTGAGCTAAATTCAGCCGCTGCCCATGTCATAACTAAAATACCTACAAGCCCGATAGCTACCCATTTCATTTTCATATCATCGACAATCATTTTGATGCCAATCATTTCATTTCCTAAAACACGAAATTGCAATTCCATTTTACCTTCTGGCGTATCTTCGTCTCTAATTGCATGAGGTGCTTTAACTTTAACTTTTTCTTCTTCGGCCATTGTTGTCTCCTAGTTGTTTAAAGGATTATCGAGAGCTTCTTGTAACGTCTCTCTTATGTCGTCGTCTAGTTTATCCATTTTAGCGTCAAGGTCTTTGATCGTCTCTTTCATTACATTACGAACATCTTTCTCAGATGCTCTTACAGTAGCTTCAACTTCTCGAATAGAAGACGTTACATCTTTACTTTGTTCATTTAAATCTTTACGCACTCCGGCAAGCGTTGATTCGATAGATGCCTGAGTATCTTTCATTCTATTTTCAGCATCATCAACCTTATCTTCCATTCTTTCAATATTTTCTTCGAGCTTAAAGATATCATCTTTTAA